AGAGTGTTGTTACAGACCACCCGGATGGGCGTGAACATGATCGTCATGGCCTTCCCCCAAATGTGAGGATGAGCAATCAGCAGATGTCCTTGGACCTCGTCGCCGCCTGGCAAGGTGAATCCCTTGCGGATGTTGGCTAGACCCCAGACCTGCCTTCCACCATTCAAGGATCCGGCAGTCTCTAGTGTCATGTCGCCTGCTTTGACGAACTTATCGAAGAACTCGAACACCTCAGCATTCTGCACTGGCACGTATGACTTGCCAGCAGGACCAAGCACCTGGTCGTCTGAGTCTCTGACCAACATGAAATAATCGTCAGTCGTCAGCATGTCTGTCGAGTTGGCAGACTGCACGTGTACGCGTCTCTTAGAGACAGTCCAATCTAACTGAGCTGCCATGAGCATCTCAGCAGGGGTCAGATTATCATCGACCTTCTGACCAAGGCCGTGCCATGGGGTCTGTCCCGCATAGGCCATTGTTTCTACTGCATCAGGCATGGATTCTCCTTTCTGATGGGTTAAAAAATTACATCCTAAACAGATATTGTCCGGATGTACACAAAAAAATCACACATTCAGAGCCCCTGCGAAGGGGCCCCTGATGAATGATCTCAGCTGACTGTCAGGAAACCGAGCTTGATCATGCGTGGCCGATAGTACTGGAATATCCGCCATGGTGGCTGCTTGGTGGTCAGGATACCATCGTCAGCAATCTGCTGAATGATGGCCTGCAGGGCAACCTCAGTGTGTGCGTCAGTGTCATCCATGAACTCACGCAGGATAGCTGTCATCTGGCCTGGGATCTTGGCATTGACAAGATCTGCCTCGTCTGCCACATTGAACGTGTACGTGCGATCCTTAGCCTTAAGCTTGACAGGAGGAGGATCAGAGATATACTCGTCGGTGCAGGGCGGTGGCACATCAGCCATGTCGTCACCGTCGTTGAACAGAACCACGCCGGTTGGATCACCAAAAGCAGTTACCTTGCCGGTTGGCTGCTCTGGGATCTCTGCCACATGTGTCACGACAGGCTCAGGAACCGGGTGCTTGGGTGCCTTGGCGTACTCCTTAAAGATACGCTTGGCAGCAGCTAGCTTGTCTGACCACTTGGGTGCAGAGCTGGCGCCTGTGATGTCGAGAAACAGAGCTGTAAGCTCTGCCATGCTGTTGGTCTTGGCCAGATTGGCTGGCGCTTGATGGACTGCGATTACGTCAATCATAATTTCTTCTTTCTTGTCCCCGCGATGATGATGATCAGCCACGCTGCAGGGACCGTGGCGCAGCTGATCAATAATGTATGGGATA